CAAAGAATTGAAATTGTCCATTATTAGTATTGATTTTACTTGGCAATGTAATACCATCTGGACCAAAACGATTCTTAATAACATGTCCTCTACCAGTTCCTGACATTTTATCTTCTATCTTTCTTGATAACGACATCAAAAAGTCAGCAACCATTACTTTTCCATATGATGATGCAATTTTATCTGCTTCAATAATATCTTCTTCTAATGCACTACGTCCTGCTTGCGATGCAGTCCACACTGGAATTCCATATTCTCCCGCCATACCACGAAGTTCTTCATATAAATCTTCCAATGCTTCGTGTTTGTCCTTTTTTGTGTTTACTTTAAGTAAGTCACCATAATCCACAATGATTAAATCTGGTGTTTTGCTTTGCATAATAGTTTTTTCAATATGTGCCTTCAATGCCATTACCCCAACTGATTTGGTTGGAAAATACTTAACAATCAATTCACCGCGCAAAGATTTCATTTTTTCTTCAACCGTTTCTTGATGATGTTTAAGTGTCTGTGCATTAATTCCTGTTAATACTGAATCATATCGTTGACCTACATAATTTTCATTGAGCTCTAATGTATAATGAATAACGGTCTTTCCGGCTTTAACTGCATTGGCACCAATATTAATAAGCATCCAAGATTTACCAATACCTGCAGGAGCCATTACTACTCCTAATTCTCCTGGAGCTAAACCGCCATCCATTAAATCATCAATAACATCCCAACCCGTAGTAATTGTATGTCGTGCAGCTTCATTGTATCGTGCAGCTACATTATTAATATAGTCCAAACCAATATCAGTATCAGCACCAGCTTTCATGGCACTATCCATTTTAGATTTAATTTCATCATAGTTACCCATTTTGAGTAATGAAACTGAATCCATTATAGCTCTTTTGATTTCCTGATTCTTGCAAAATTTAAGAATTTCATCTTTTACAAAAGAAAGGTCATCTGACTCCATGTATCGAAATACTTCTTTCAATTGTTCTAATACTGCAGTTTTTAAGATGTCATTTTCAATCTCTGTTATTTTGACTTTGAGTACATCTTTTGATGGCGGAGCTTTGTATTGTTTGAAATGTTCCAATACAATTTCTAATAGCCAACTATTTGCATCGGATTCAAAATACTCTGCTTGTATTATATCTGCAATTTGCTGTAAAAATATTCTGTCTGTGAATAATGCTGCTATAACTTTTACTTGAAAGCCATAACCATACTCGGAAAGTTTGTCGGTCATATAACCAATATATAAAAAACTATGTTAAATTCAAATTATTTATGTGTCTGTTTTGCAAATGCATTTAAAGACAACCAAGTATTAGTTAACCAATCGGGTAAATTTTTCATGATAGACCACATCTTATCTTGATAGAATAATCTCTGAAACTCAGCACGATTTAATTCTGGTATAGGTTGTTCCATAATACCTCGAATTTTACTAGCAGTCGATGCTGGTATATCAAGAAGCTTAATATTCATTAATTGATAATTTTGTTCAATGATGCGACTATTATCTAAAATCTTTTGATATGATTTAGATTCTTTAAGTGATGCCAAGCTTTTATCAAACAATTGTTGCGTTGTATATGGCGTTGCATTGGCTAATTCTGGAACAAGTTTCAATATAGTCTTTGGACCTATTCCATTAACGCCCGGAATGTTATCTGAAGCATCGCCCGTAAATGATCTATAAATAACCATATTGGCAGGGTGTACTCCAAATTCTTCTTGCACAGTATCTACATTATACATTTTCTTTTTGATTGGAGACCAAACTTGAATTCGATCATCAACCAATTGATAAAAGTCTCTATCCGTAGATACAATGGTAATCTTTTTGCATTCCGTTTCATACATTTGTGCAATATATGCAATTGTATCATCGGCTTCAATTCCATCCATTGAAATAAAGGTTACAGGTAAATTGTCTAAATATGATATCAATCTCGAAAATTGATGTCGCATCGATTCCTGTTCTTGTTCCAATGTAGATTCATGATGATCGTGACGTCGCAATTTAGTTTTATTTGCCCTATTTGCTTTGTAATCACCATAGATTCGTTTTCTTCGAGCAGAACCCCCGCGGCCATCGAATACAATAATGCATCGAGTAGGTTTAAAATCGCGAACGGTTTTACCAACTGAATATAAAAATCCAGTAATGCCACCGATATGATCGCCATCTTCATTATATGCGGGAGTTGCGCCGAAGCTTCGAATGAAAGTGTTTAGCCCGTCAAACACCATGAGATGATCATTGACACTCGACGGACTAGAACTCCTTTCTTGTTGTAACTCTTTGAATAATTGTTGATACTTATTCTTCATCATACGTTTCATCAGTAATGATTACGTCATCAATACCACCGTCAATACCGGCCTGATATTTGAAAATATAAGCATCGCATATTCTTTGATATAACCTTTCCTTTGCTTCTGGGTTTGAAATAACCTTTTCCACAAAGTCTTTGCTTTGAAATTTAATTTCGCCATGTGCTTCACCAGTTTCCGTATCTACGTCTTCCATAGTATACCATGCACCTGATTGTTTAACGATATCAAAATTCTTCATGATGTTCAACCAACCACCAAAATTGTCAATTCCAGAATCATAATAGATTTCATAATTGACTTTTCGATGTGGCGGACCCATACGATTCTTTACCACTTGTACTTCTGTTTTGCTACCCACAACTTGTTCAACGCCATTTACTTTGGCTTTAATCATTCCTGTGTTTTTTAAACGCAATCTAACCGAAGCATGAAATGGAATTGCCTTACCACCTGCAGTTGTCCATTGGTCACCAAAAGACACGCCCATTTTGGTACGAAGTTGATTGGTAAATATGAGACAAATACGCTCTCTTGCAATCCAATTGGTAACTTTTCGCATTGCCTTTGATAAAATGATTGATTTGCTTGTTGCATAACCATCCTTATCATACTCAGCTGACATTTCAATTTTTGTAGATGCACCCATGATTGAATCTACTACAATCGTAACTAAACGATCTTTATCTGATTTGCGAACTCCTTCTACAATTGTTTCAATAGTTTCAAATATTTCTTCAATTGTTTCTAATGGAACATATAGCATTGTTTTTAAATCAACACCAATAGCCGTCAAAAATTCAGAACTTGTAGCAGATTCCGTATCAATATACACAGCCAATCCACCTTTCTTTTGTGTTTCTGCTAATGTGTGTGCAGCTAACAATGATTTACCGGAGGCTTCTAATCCAGTAATTTCAGTGATTCGCCCAACAGGAAATCCTCCATGGGCACGATTTGAAATTGCTAAATCGAGCATCGAGCAACCAGATGATACCCACTCTGATACATTGCTTGGAGAATCATCATCGCCATCCAAAAAGAACGCAGTTTTAAGATTTTGTCCTTTGAATTGCTTGTTGATACTGTCTGCCAATGTTGATGCTAGAGCATCTTCTATTTCCAGTTTACTTTTACTCTTTGCCATTAAAACTCCTTAATTAATTGTTGAATAAGTCATCGAATGCAGATGCAACATTATCAACTTTTTTAGTAGCAGCCGGTTTAGAAGCTTTTGCTGGTGCTGCTGCTTCTTCTTCTTCATCTGAATCAACATCTGAATCTGCATTTTCTGGATTCATCCACTCTGCCAATGCCTTTTCAAGTTCTTGATAAGTTGGCTCTGGAAATAAATCAGTAATCTCAGGTTGATTCATGATTTTTTGTGCTATTTCTTTGTCATCCGTTGCTGGTTGTGTATTCGGCTTAACACGAATAGCTGTTTTAGGAAATGCTCCGCCTTCTGCTGGTGTAAATTCTACGTCAATATCACGTCCATTCATTAGATCTGTAATGTCACCATAATCAGCATCTGAAATGATTGAAAGCAATTCCGTATAAATTGTTTTACCAAAGCCCCAAAATTTAACTCCTTCTGATTCTTTGCCGCGAATAATAACGGGAACATAAGTACGCATTTTAGGTTCAATTTTACGACCCATTAGCCAATCTTCTTTATCTCCTGTTTTCTTTAGCTTTTCGGCAAATTCAACGATTGGATCTTCATTACCGAATGTAATTGGAGATAACATGGATTTCTTTCCGATGTCATAATGAAAATACAATTCTAGGAACGGATTCTCTTTGCGATGAACGTAAGGTACAATTCTTACTCGCGTTTTACCTGCTTCAGGTTTCCACAAATTTTGTTTTTTGTCATCAGATTTGTTTAACTGATTAAGTTTCGCTTTAATAGCGTCTAAATTCAAGGCCATTGTTTAATTCCTTTTCTTTAAGTGGTTAATAAAATAAAATATTAATTATAATATAAATAATTAATGGGGTAATTCAAAGTAATTAGTTAAGTTTTTCGTTTTATTTTAAATCTATGTTATGGTATTTTTTCATAATATGTTTAATATATCTTGGAGGAATTTTAGAATCCGTATCCATCATTATCATATATGCAACACCGGCTGCCGAAAATGATTGTTTTGCATCTTCCAAATAACTTTTAAAAATATATTCAGCAAAGTTTTTATCTGATTCTTCGGATTCAGTTATTAAATTTTTTAACTTTATCATTTTTTATTCCAATCTATTCCGCTGATTCGTAATAATCTAATACTGCTTGATATACATCTTGATTTTCAACGCCATTGAATTCATCAATTGAATCTTCATTATCCATTATATCTTCATCTTGAAAATATACCGTTGTTCCCGAAGCGTCATCATCTTCAACAAATCTATATACCTCAATTTTGTATTGTTTGTCTGGAGCACCATTATATGAAATAGTAACAACAAACGTATCTTCTTGTTCGTTATCGCTTAATTTGTTAGATTGAATACGTTTTAGTTTAATGTTATTTGAGATATCTTCATTTAGATTTTTTGTGCCAAATCGACGCATATTTTCTTTTAGTAAGTTTTTCAATCGTATCATATGTATATCCTATTATATAAATAAATATCAGTTCCAAGAAAATTTCTTGTAGAAGATCAAATCAATAACACGATATCCTTCATCATCTGTAAGTATGAATGCGTTTTGATATTTGCTCCAATCTAATCGATATGTTTTATCTAAAACGCCGTTATTCACTGCTTTGATAACTTCATTAAGTGCGTTAACTGTATATAAGGTATTGGTTTCTTTTTTGCGATGAATGCTTATCGTGTTCTGTCCGCGCTGCGTACCGGCGTCTGCATTGTATGTACAATATAAATTGTCCGTTGCTTCGGCATTGGAAAATACGAATATTCGTCGTTCTGGTATTGTGTAACTTTGTTGTATGTATTCGGTTACTATGTTTAAGTCTGATTTATGTGCAAATGTGCAAAGTAATTGTGTTTTCAATATTGTTCCTCAATGGATTCTTCGATATCTTCAGTATCATCTGGAGTGACGGTTTTTTCTATAATACGTACTTTACCCGAATCGGTTACAACATAACGTAAATCTTGTGTAACATTGATTCGATTAGGACGGAATACTATGAATGTTACATCAGCAACAATAGCTTGTACTGCAGCATCCATATCTTGATCTAATTCTAATGGATTTCTAACATATTTTAATCGGCGTAATTCGGTATTAACATATGTTAAATTTTGACTTTCATTTCGTACCGGGCGTATAACAAATGCTTTGCCAGATGTATCTTCTATAGGTTCAATTGACATTTCAATTGGCGTTGCATTAGGTCCTCTTAAAATTACATTGGTATAACCTTTAATTTCAGATTGCAATTTATTTGCTTCTTGATAAAACATATCTAAATATTTTTTATCTTTCATGCCTAAATTTCCAGCTAAAATAACATGGCGGCGGTCTTCTAAATATCGTATTGCTACTAACAATGGCTCTGGCAATAATTTGTCTAAATCAAATTTTGGCGAGTCAATACCTCGTAATTGAGATAAACGCTGAAATGTCATAGTAATTTCATCCCAATATCGGTATCTTGTTACGGTACCTTTTGTTCCTAAACGAATTGATGCATTTGGTTTCTCTGGATTACTATAATCTTTTACTTCGTATTTTGCGCCATTGACATTTAAATCATATGAAACATTTCCGCCTTGTATAAATGAATCTCGAATTAAAGTTGTTAAAAGTATTTCGCCTTTACCTAAGCCCGTTGGTCGTAATTCAAACAAGCGTCCAGTTAAACCACTTTTGAAATTGATTGTATTTAAAAGTCGTTCACTTACTTCATTTTCTGAATATAATAAATTTGCAAATTGTTGGGCGTCTTCATATGATAATTTATTTAAAAATTTCAAAGTAGGCAGTTCAGCTGCAACTGGTAATAAACTTAAAAATTTTATAAATTCATTTTCTTTACCGGCTTCTTGTATAGCTGTTGATAAGAATTGATTTTCTATCGAATCAATTTTTAAAGATTCTACAATATGATCTTTAACGTTACCTTTTGCTCGTTCTACAATTTGTCGAGCGTGCTCTGGTGTAACTTTTGCAGTTTCTATTAGTACGTGATATAGTACTTCGTAATCTTTAGATTGAGTAGGATACCCTTTAGGCAATCTAAAACACCATTCTGTTAAAATTAAATCAATGTTCATAACGAGATAGTTTTCATTTTATCATAAATATCGCCGACTTTACATTTTACCGGCAAATTTCCTTGTTCTAACATGTTTTTAAGCTGAGGCAAAAGGTCCTTAGCTTCTGTATAATCTACATCAAATAAAATTGAGTCATATGTATACAGAATTATACAACTATTATAGTTTTGTAATAATGTTTGTACTTGTTGCAATTTTCTTACGGATACTTCGGTTTCAATGGCCTGCAAATAATAATTAAACAATTTGAATGCGGTCATGTTTTGCACCGCATCTTTGCATATACTTCGTTTTGTTATTGGAGTTTGTATGCATCCATTCCGTTTCCATTTATCCCATAACGTGTATACAAAATCATTGACTCGTTTAAAAAATGGAATTGTCAAAAATTCAGCATCAATACCTCCATATAACAATCGAAATGTTATGGCTTTGCTTTCTGCACGTTGTTCTTCAGTTAATTCTGTGGTATCAAAATAAAAGCGTCCCAAATAATCATGTATAGATGATTCTGGTAATTCATATCCAATAGCCGTAGCAATCAATCTAACATGATATGAATCAAAGTCCATTTCAACTAATGCACCTTGTTCAAAACGACTACAAAATGCAGATCTGGTACCATCTTCTTTATTCATTGCTGCAAAATTGAATCCTCCAAATGCATTACTAGGTCTACCCGTTGTTGTATGATAATTGTATTGCGAATATACGCGACCTACATGAATCAATTCTGGCATACGAAACTCTTCGGTAACTGCTAATCCTACGGATTCTATTTGCGCAAATACCTCCGGATATGTTGCATTGAATTGTAAATACGATTCTGTTAATTCTGCATTCATACACATTGGCCATGCATAGTGACGAATCTTTTGACACATTGCCAAATGTTGCTGTAACGGAACAATGCTATTTACTGCTGGTAATGATTTATGTCGACGCCAATAAAATTGATGTGCAGTGGTTGGATAATGTGATTCATCATATGCTTCTGAATAAGTATACCACCATAAGGTCTTAACATCCCATACGGCAGCATTTCCTCCCGTTTGAAGCCATTGCTTCTTGTCATGAACAAAGATATTCTCTAATGCCAAAAACTTCGGGACATGTTCGGTAAAGCCCCTTAGTTGTTCAGAATGACGAAATGGAATTATTCTTTCTACATCATCTTCTGTATAAATGTATACAGCACATAACGTATTTGCTGCAACATGAATTGTGGGACTACAGAATATTGGCACTAACAACGTTTTGCGTCCTTGTATGTAACGCAATGTGCTTAGTACATCTTCTTCATTATCCACAATCATATATGAATAATAAGAAAAAAATGTTAAGAATCCAACCCGTTTATGTCAATTGGGGCAATATAATCAGTATCGGTATAGAATTGTGTTAGATTTGTTAATATGTTTGCAATATCTGGAATGGTAGTGCTCGCATCTGCAATTGCAAGTTTATTTTTTGTCATGACCCCGGGTTGAAATGCACTGCGATATGTAGTATCATCTAAATTACCCGTTATAGTCCATTGAATGGATACTGCTCGATACATTTTTTTATCAATTGTATTAGAAAACCATTTTTGATACGTTGTTTGATTTACTTCTAAAATTTTAGCATCATTTATTCGTTGCATAAAATATCTCGTAACAAAACCATTAGTAACATCTGATCTGGTAACAACAGCCGATGCGCCAATTGGTGTTTCATAACGCACATTGATATTTGGTTTCAATTGTTTGTATTGTTCGTTGGTTGTATCATATTTAACATATGGCAATAATCGTTTAGATATTTTACCATTCCATACTTGATTTGTATAACGTTCACCCGTTGCATAAGAATGATATGATCCAATATATTCTACATTGTCTTCGGTCATGTATTCACTACCACTTGTATACAAGTTATTAGTTATTTCATCTGCCGTATAAAATGTTTTTAATCTAGCCATATTATTCAATACTTGGTCTTTGTATGCACGTTATTTTTGTTTTCCATTCACCTTGATTGGATACGGTATGATTGATGCTTATAACACTAAATACCGTATTAACACGATATTTCCTAGGTAATCCATCAAAGGTTAAAACATCACCATAACGAAATCCATTAATACCACCGATCGTAAAATCTACAGTAAATGGAAATATTGGAGCTGTAAGTAAATTTGCATTTTTAATATCATCCGTTGGATATTGTATGTATTTTTTTAAAGCTCTGTTTAGTTCTGCTTGAATTGTAGTAACGCTAGGCGATTGACCAAATTTTATTTTTGCATCATTTAATTCTTTTGCAGCTTGTACGTGTTGTCTATTGTATTGAGCTAAAATTCTATTAACTGCATCTTTATTTTTTCCGTTATACATAAAATTCATATATGGTGCAATATCTTCTTCTGATACATTGGCATTTGAATTTAAAACATATGAAAGATTTTTTACCGAATCTGGCAATTTTGCCGAAAATTGAAAATCTTCTACAATTGTGCCATTTGGATGATTTGCAAACATTGGTACTGAAAATGCTACTACCTTGCTTGTATCTGCAGGAGTGCGAACAAATTTACTGTCAGTTAAATACAATTTACTTGTATCATACGGATATGTAACTAATGTTAAATTAATTGCATTTCCAGATGCATCTGATATTTTACTACACAATGCATCAATAAATGTATTTACGGAAAATGCTGTGCTATTTTTTTGACTTAAATTATTAACTATAACCTCAATAGTTTCTAAATTTATGAATATCCTAGACGGATAAAGTTTACCAGTATCATCTGGACTTTTTTCATACACCCCAGGCCATTCTTTCCATAATCCTTTTTGTTCCAATTCATATGTATTAACTGAATTTTCAAACAATTGTTGCAAAACATCTCGATAATATACTAAATTACCATATACATTGTGATCTTGCGGCGGCTGTGTTGGATTTGCATATATATTTGGTTCTTTTGGCAAAAATAAAATTTCATCAGGATTTGACGATGCCATTAATGGATAATAAACACTAAAACATTCTATGTCCGTACAAATTATTTGTGCGCCAGATAATTTACTTAAAACGTAGCTATTGATATGTTGTATTAGTGCACCTAATGTTATATATCGGTTATCATTAGTCGACGAAGCTGGAGCAGCGGGTACAGTTCCGACGCCGTTAACGGTAAATTGCGTAGTTACTAATGCCGGAAACTGTTCACCTTTTAAAATAAAATGATCTGTAGCCGTTGGGGATGCTAAGTTTTTATCAACATATGGTATTAAAAATTTAGTTAATTTGGCTGCAGCAGGATCTGCATCTTTAAAACTTCCTATCAATTCTTCAAAACGATCATATAATATACCGTAAAATTCTCTAGAACTAGTAGCTGGGACTGTTGCTGCAGTAGCAGTTGTTTCAGATGGTTCTGGGTTAGCTGGATTAATGTACATTGAAAGATTTGTATATACGTTGCTAGTACCAGTAAGATTTATATTAACCTCAACCATACCATCTTTGGTATATGAAAAATCAAATGCCGTTATTAGTCCTTCAAATACAAATCTACGCATTTCGCGGATTTCTTGTTCCAATTCTAGTATATCCCAATCTGGATATAAATTTTTTAGTTTTTCTCGATTTGGTATAACTAATTTTGTTAGCAATCCATTTGTAGCAGCACCCGATGCAATTGCGGTAGATGGGTGAACTATTTCAATTCTAGCATATCGACCAGGTCGCATCCATGCTTCTTCGAAAGTATCTAAATCTCGATCTGGATTAGGAATTGTTGCATTGAATGATGCTTTATTTAAAAGTCCCATGGAATGATCGCCAATTGATACATCAACGGCCGTAATGAATGGGCCAATTCTAGTACTACGATCTTCTTTTTCTTTAGTAATAAGGTCAACTTTGCCAGTTGTTTCATTAAAGTCTAATTCGGATTGTTGATATTTTTTACCAGACATTAAATAACCATCCGGGTCTGTTGGCATAAATCTACCAGTACGTACGGTATTGCCACCCAATGTTGCAACACGCAGCGATTTAGAACTAGTTGTTTCATATGCCGTAATCTCTACATTTGCAATTTTCGTTAACATGTAGTTTAATGAATCAGTATCTCGTTTACGAAATGATTCTCCTCGAGCTCGTAACTCTGTTTGTAAATTTTTATCAACTTCTGAATAAAATATATTCATATTATCTTATATTAATGTTATTAATTATTTGTTGGTAGTTTGTTTTGCTTGGAATTCGCAGAGAACGATTTGTCGGTACCATCAATGAGCCGCGGCCTAATCCGTTAGCGGCAGCAATTATCCACCAAAGCGTAGGATCTTGATAAAATCGATATGCTAAATTGTCTAATCGTTCTACCGTAGTAGTTTTGATGTATATATCACTTGGCGATAATGGCAATGACGGAATTATTGTAGATGCAAATCTACGTTTTTCATTGTTATCTCGAATTGTTGATGTTGTGCTGTATCTACTCATAATTATTACAATCCTTTAGCTTTACCGCGTTGTGTTTGTTTATTTTTTTCAGTTTCTTGTTCTTTTGCTTCATATATTGTAGCAACATTATCTCGAAAATCACTTAACCAATTATCTGCACCTTGTTTTGGCGTACCTATTTCATCAAATCGTTTTGCCAATGTATAGAAACGTCCGCCTTTCTGTGGCATATAATCTCCAACCATATTAAAGTTTAACGAAACACCAATTTTTAATGGCACTTGCATCATGGTTGGATCATCTTCAATGTTAATTTCCCATGGCGCATCCATTGCAAAATCATATGATATTGAAGTTAATACAACTGGTGCTTGCACGAATAAGTCACCAACTGTTAATCGCATCCATGGTGCTATCATTGCAATTGACTCTGGATCATAAGTTGGTGAAGTATATCCTGCCAATGCATTTAATTTTCGCCAAATTGGTTTTACTTCATCTCTATCCGTTGCATATACATCAAATGATAATCCAACATCGCGCGACATACCCGTATATGTATAATTTGGATCGGCACGACCAATCATTGTTACTGGAGTCCAGTTTGCTGTTATGCTATCATCGAAATTCGTAATATGAGCACGAAATACAATGATATCATCTGCAGATGGGTCGTCATCGCCTAAGTCAGATTTTGGTAATCCATTATGTAATTTTGGGCCAGTTAAATAAAATTTTATAAAATCTTGCGTTAATGATTGTTTATCAAATAAATCAATTTTACGTTTTGGTTTCCAACGATATGCATCTTTAAGAGTTCGTTTACCAAAATCAATTACCGTTACTTTATCTCCGCGAAATGGCGTAGCAAGTTCAAGTGGATTAAGTGTTGGCGCCCAATCTCCTTGTGGTACTAATTTTGATTTAGGTAATAATTGACCAGTGGTTGGATCTGTTTCTGTAAAATTATATACTTTTGGCATACCCCGCGTCGAATCCCAACGTGTTGCAACATGACTTCGCAAAGTAAAATCATTGCGAAACGCATCTGGATTATCATGATCACCCCACCCATATCCGGTGTTTGAAAATCCATCTAAATTGAAAACGCTATATGGTCCAATTGGTGTAACTGCAGCTGCAGCATAAACCACCGATTTCCATGATTTGTCCATTCCAAATCGTGTTGATGCAGCTAAACCATCAACTCTGCGACTTGTAAAATATGCAATTGTTTGATTGCTTGTTTCAAATGTTGCGTTGGTTTCGTTAAATAAATCTCCTTTTGGAAATGTAAATGTAGATCTAAAATCTGGATATTTGATAAATTGTCTAATTCCTTGCCGAGTTAAACGATCTTTAGCTAATGTTAAATAGCTATTTGTTGAATCAAACATTCCGGCGGCGGTTTGACCAACTTGACCAATCTGCGGAATTCCAGATAGTGAACCCAGTATTGAAGATGCATATCCAATTGCATTTCCAACAACGCTTCTAGGAGTAATATTAGTATTGATTCCAACAGCTGGATCTACATTTATTGTAGTTGGCACTGGTCTAGGAGTAAATTGTGATACAAATGCCGTTAAAATGTCTTGACTACTTCCGAGTTGCGATGGTGCAAATCCAAATGCACCAGGCTGTTCGGCACCGGGGGCAAACGTGTTATTAAGCAATGTTGGATTTGCTGTTGATTGCGATAATGCAGCAAGATCTGGTCCTGCACCTACAACGTTATTAAAATTCGTAGGAATAAAATCATTATCTGTAGTATAATTAAATGTTGTCTCATTTCCTAAAACCGTAGTAGGTGTAAATTGTGCAACACCGACCGTTGGATTAGTGCTAAAATCATTACCCGTAGTATAATTAAATGTTAAGTTGGGGCCTATAAATGTATTTGGGAAAAACTGTGAAGCTCCAACTGTTGGATTCGGAATTATATCATTGGTTGTAACATAATTAAATGTATTATATCCGCCTAAATCCAATGGTTGTGTAAATTGTTGCATTGATGGCAACATGGTATTCGGCGTAATTATGTCATTGGTTGTAACATAATTAAATGTATCAAATTGTCCTAGTGTTAACGGTTGTGCAAATTGCAATACTCCGGCAACCGTTGGATTGGTATATACTGTATCTGGAACAATATTATACGTATTGAATTGTCCTAATGTTAATGGTGTAGTAAATTGAGATAATGCTGCTACAGTTGGATTATTATACAACACATCCGGAAGAATATTGTATGGATTATTGAATTGTGCACCTGCCTGTGTGGTTGGATTGATCATGTTATTATCCGTAATATGAATTTGATAAACCTCGACCAAATACTGGATCTGATTTCAATTCTCTTGTTTGATTGTTAATTGCCGAAACTATAGCTGCAGCCATTTGCATAACATCTCCTCCGCCTCCGCCTTTAAATAAATCAGTGCCCCCCATTACTACATCATTGTTATTGATTGACATTGCACCTGCCGGACCTAACAATAATCGTCCTCCGCCTGGGCCAGAATAAAAATCTTGCATGTCACCTGTTGCTGCAATGGTTACTGGCATCGGATTGGTTTTAGAAATTGCAGTGCCACCAACAGCTAATCCTACTAGCCCGCCAGGTGCTCCAGCAGCAATGCCACCTAGTCTTACCGATGCAGCTGCAGTTTGCGTAGCTCGTATTGCGGCAAGTACAGCAGGATTGTCGACTAAGTCAGTTAAAAAATCACCATATTTTTGAGTTCCGCCTAAAGCGCCTTTTGAACCTTCACCCATTAATTTAGAATAATCCAATCCTTGTAATCTAATTCCTTTAGTAGCCAATTGATCTAATAAGTCATTCATTTTCTCATCGGTAGTACGCACATCATTCAATGACATTACTTCTGCAATTAGTGTCGCATCGTTCGTCATCGTTGCCATTTGTGCAGCCAATTCCTCGCCAGTAAGTCCCATTAATTTACCAGATGGATCAAGCTTCTTCAAAATATCTTGTTTTTTCAACATTCTGGCTAATGTTGCTTCATCCATATTTAAAAGTTCAGCCATTTGTTTTCTAGCAAACATGTTGGTACGCAATGTATCGCCTTCTTGTTCTAAAATTTGATTTAACGTAGATGCCATATCGCTAGATTTTCCTGCTATCATCTGTTCTCGATATTTATTTGTTAAACTCTTACCTTGATTGTCAACCAATCTACGTCCGGAAAGCAATTGATATTCCATTTCTTGACCAATACTCGTTTCAATATTTAACAAGTTATCACCGGTGGTTTTTAATTGTGCCATGTTTATACCAAGTTGTTTAGATTTAATTACAGCTAATTCTAATTGACCTGGTAATCGTCCGAAATGTAATGAAACATCTGCAGTTTGAGTTGCCATCTCGGAAATCATTTCTTGAGTGACTTCAATGCCTCCAACTTGGCCTTCAATATAATTAGATATTTGAATATGATCGGCCAATGTTTTTTCTAAACTTTTTCCACTTTGCGATGCCATTTCTATGTATTTATTTGCAATATCCGAAGATAATCGCAAATTCATCTGTAGTGCTTTGGATGTCCTTAACATATCTTTTCCGAATCCGGAAGATTCGGTTATTAAATCACTCATTTTTGAAAATGGACCTATAACACCTTTAAGTCCTTTTTGCAATTCTATAATTGCTTTACCACCAACACCAATATTTTCAGCAAAATCATCTATGTTTTGACCTAAAACAGCCGTTTGCTCTATTGTTAAGCCCATAGACGTCTGTAATTCAGTAAATCTTTGTTCTAAAATAGTTAAATCTTTTGCAAATGCAGTAAATTTTCCCAATTGGCTTTCTAGTCCACTAACGATGCTTTGCATAGCACGTTGGTTACCCATGTTATCTATTGCACCCACTGCAGCCGTTAAGTCAGCTAATAAACCCATACTGATATCTTTAATATAAATATTTATCTTTTAGATTTATGTAAAGAATTTTGTTGTTTAACATGATCATTTTTAGTTTTTACGATATCGTTGATTCGTTTAATCCAATGATTTCGAAGAAATACGGGCATATTGTATATAGTATCCCAGTCCCAACGACCTTCTCCAAACCAAATCATATCAAAAATAGTATCTTGTAATTGAACGCGATATGATGCATCAAAACCAAAAAAGGTCTGCGTTAACTGGAAACATTGCCTTGAAGGTGCTCCCATCTTCACCTTCAAAATTCATTTCATAATCGACGCCAGGTGCATTGTTTCTAACATAATCACGGAATTGTTTTGCATCTCGTGCAAAAAACTCATAGCGAATAAAATTTTCAATTGCAGCTCGGTCTCGAATTCCATTAACTTCTATAATTAAATTGTTAATTGTTTCGGAAACAGTTTCTCGTGTTATCTCAGTTTTTGGATATGCAAATTTAATTATAGTTTCCGTATTTACTTGATATGTAAATTCTCCATCTGCATCAGCTACTAATGTAAATGGTTTGAATTGAACTTCCGTTAAATTGATAGTTCGTTCTAACATGTTTCCAGTTTTTGGATCTGGTATTTGTACAGTGTATTCTGGACCATATGCCATTACACGAGCATTAAGTATTAATCCATCTTTATCAACACTACAAATATCATTGACATCAACTTCCGTTACGATGATCGATTGCAACAATTTATCAAAAACTACACCCTCTCGTATATATGATGTATTAGTTAAAATATCTTCATCGTATGCAGTCATATATCTTAGTTCAATAGTACCAGAATGTAAAGGATGATTTTTAGGATAAACTTTACCATCTGATGCTAATTTAACAATAACCGATGGTATTTTAGTTTTTTGTTTGTTTTCGTATTGCTGACGTGCAATGTTTACTAGATCTTGAGATCCTAATCGTGTTGTGACTTTGTTGTCCATGTATTCCTTTTTTATAACTGTTTATAAAGGGGGCCGTAGCCCCCATTTGATTTTGTATTAGAAGCTTAAGAATGCCCAATCATAACGTATTGTTAATGAAATTTCTTGAACTGCATCTGAACCCCAATCATAGGTACCAAATTCAGCATCTGTTAAAAATGCACCATTTAATGTCCATTCTTCTACTGTTTCACCAAGTGGGGAAAGTTGAGATAATTTGATTTGTTTTTTGTAGAATGAAGAATACCCATCTCGTCCTGTTGATGATTCATGGTGCAAACGAATCCATTCCATTACTGCCTGTGCACCCGATGGAACAATTGGATCATATAGTGTCATTTGTATGGTACTCCATTCAGATTTTCCTTTAACATATCGTTTAATGTTAATTAAATCTAATGCAACTTCACCATTACTAATTTGTGGTTTACCAGATGTTTTTACTAGATATGCCGGAATATCCGGAACAGATAATATAAAATGATGTTGTCTTTTTGGCTCCCACGAAAATGCTCTATCAAACAATTGTTCTTGATCAGCAATCGTTAAATTAGGATTCCTATTATCATACAATGCCATGTTCGTATTCCTTCTTTTTTATATAAATATGTTAACCAGTAAAAAAGGTAGAACCGAAATCCTACCTTTTAAAAATAAATTGTTTTTTATTAAAATGCTGCACCTGTTGGTTGAATATTAAAGTCTAATACAATAAATTCAGCCGTTCT